TGAAGGTCAAGCGCGGTCAATCGTTCAGGGCGGAAGCCTTCATGGGCATCATGCGTTGGACATTGCTCGATCGCGTTCGCAAGGCGCATCCTGGCTTGCCTGTGGAGAACACCTACGGCTATCTAACGAAGCACACGCGCATCACCCATGGACTCCCCAAGACGCATTGCGTCGATGCCTACTGCATCGCGGGAAACCTCAAGGCCGTTCGACGAGGCGTCTACCTCCATCAGCGGCAGATGCGCAAGCACAACCGTCAGATACATAAGTTCACGGTGCTCTCGAAGAGACTTGAGGACGGTACGAAGATCGGATACCGCAAGCTCAACCAGTCACCTTATCTCGTCCATGACTTCAGGCTCTTTGACAAGGTGAGATGTCTTGGGCAAATCGGCTTCATCTTCGGGCGAAGATCGTCCGGCTACTTCGATGTACGGAGGCTGGACGGCGTAAAGCTTTCCCCTAGTATCAGCTGGAGGAAACTCACGCTTCTCGAAAAGAGAAGTACCTATTTAACCGAACTTAGAAAGCAGGACGGCGCTTCCTCCCCTGTCTGAAGACAGAGGTTTCCGCGCCGAATTTCTATGAAATACAAACTCACCGCAGCTGCTCAGAAGTGCTTAGTTGCAATGGCACCCAAGATGCCTCCTCGATGGACTGACGAAGGTCATGCCCTGTGGGAAAAGACCTTTAGACACATCGAGAAGGCCTACCAAGATGCAAAGGAGCATGGTACTACGCCGAGATACGTCTTCCAGAAGGGTACCATCAGTGAAACCATGGATGTGGGGATCTATCTTCTCGACGACATGTTCGTTGAAGCCCTCGTCCCTGTCAAGGGACAGTGGTACCCCATGTCCGAACGTCAAAGGCTGTACCTTGAACCCGATGACATCGTGTGGTACAACGTGTGGTACGCAGAGCCTGACAAGGGCTACTACGTATCCAAGTACCCGTCAGATGGAAACAAACGAACTACGCACTTCTGCGTAGTGAATGCTCTTCAAGAACCCGAAGCAACCAAGGACGAGGAAGGCGAATGAATCTCCAGAACATGACAATCATACGCCCTGATTGGGATACTCAAGCCTTCTGCTTGTTGTACGACGGGAGATACATCCTCGTGTCGTACGACACTGCAATCTGCTGTGTACACGACGATGGTAAATCCATCGTCGTTGAGTTCAACCAGTGTTATAGGCAGAGCGTAACCACGAGCAGACATTTCAGGTGGTTCATGAGAACCATTCCGTATTATATGTTGCGGAAGATGCAAGAATTCCCAAAGGGCAAGATGCGTAGCATATGGGAATTCATGGACTACTTTGGTACAAGGACTGAGATTCCCGTATGAAGAAACACGGACCTCATGAAATTGAAATTACTTGGTTGGGTGGATACACCTTGGGCAGTATCCAAGGTGAAGCCCATTCCAAGTACGGTGATGTGTATATTGACATCACCAAGCGTGGAGCCAGTACATGGGTATTCGACATCTACAAAGATGAATACGAACTCATTGCGACATGGTATATTAATAACCAAGAACTAAGGAGCATGCTTATGTATGTTCAGGTAAACAAGCACTCTGAAGACGAATCCGAAATGTACGGTGAAGTCTACAGCATCGGAGACAACCAGAAAATCTGTGCGTTCAAGTGGACGCTCAGTGACGGCGTGGTATGGACGGATCCCGCAGGTCTGTGGGGTACCAGCATCGTGGATTTCATTGACGAAGAATGCACGGGGATGTACTATGAATCGCTGCCCTAAGAACAAACGTGTAAATAAAAACAAGCGTAACCGAGAAAAGGAGATCCAAGGCTACATCTTCGGACAGAAGCGCGATTGGAAGAAACTCCAGAGGGGCAAGCCTCGCTATGGCTGTACTGCCACTCTGCAGTTGGTAAGCGCCTTTGTCTTTGGCGATCCCTACTACTTTACCAAGACTCCCTCTTCGATTATGTGGGAGAACCTTCAGCATGAAGTAATCATTGGGACCATCGACAAGAAGAATGGACTCCATGTGAGTTCCTCTACTCATGCGGCATGTGCTCCCATTGAGTACAACGCATACAAGGTGTTGGTTGAGATTTGTAGTACGCAGATCATCAACAATGATGGAACCAAGGAGTACATGACTACTCGTGTTACTGCCGATGACGATCAGAACGATCTCCTCATGGCACCCATGAGTTTTGTGTACAGAATCTGTGACAATTTGGTAAAAGCAAGAGCTAAAGGATGGAGACCGAAGAGTGGCTACAAGAAGCACAGAAACTTCCTGTAGGTAGTTCTAAACGGATCTATCATGGTGCAGAGAGGCGCCCTAATCTCGTAGTAAGGAACCTACCAGATAAATGGACAGCCTACTGCTTTGCGTGTAAGGAGTACGCAGAGATACGTAAGTCCTACGTTAGGATCGAAGAGGAGCAGTCAATCATTAACCAAGATCAGGTTAACACGACAGGGCTGTACAGCCTGACTGATCCTCGTGTGCCTCTGCGTCGCATTGTTTATTTCCTTCACACCAAGCACATGAGTCTATCGCTAATACAACCTTACAACCCTAGATGGGATGCAAGGCGAAAACGATTAACCATAGACCTGCCAGATGGCAGACTTGGTCGAGACATTTATGGAACCAATCCTGCCAAGTGGTACGTGTATTGGAACTCTGTGCAGTACGGATCCGCATTCGGAACCAATGAGCTAACAGCACAGAACATCATCCTCACAGAGGACATGTTCAGCGCAATCAAGGCTCAGAGATTCCTGCCCGATACGCAGTGCATAGCGCTCCTAGGAACAGCCCTTACAAGGGGCGTAGAACAAGCTCTATTGCATTGCAAGCCTCGGATGGTACATCTTATGCTAGACGGGGATGAGACGGGCTACAAAGGCTCCTATAACGTCCTACGGCGTCTTAAACTCCTAGGGATTCCCTGCATCATGCAGAACCCTGAGAGGGGAGACCCAAAGGATCAAAACAGAGCATGGTTTGAAACTAAACTAAAGGAGGCTACATGATTGACATTGTGCTTCTTAAGGCACTGTCAAGCAAGAAGCATTTCACAGCAACGTACAAGAACCTACCGCAAGAGATGTTGGATCCTGTAACCAACAGGATCCTGTATCTCTATGGCTTGTACTTCGTAACTTATCCTGATCATGAAGAGATTAATCATGAAGCGTTGATATCCTACATTGATTTTAAGGTAAGAGATGCAACCAAGCGTGAAGAGATTCACGCTGTGCTAAACACAGTACAGAAGACTGAGATTCCTCCAGAGGTTCTAGAGAACACTCAGAACCAGATTGAAGAACTAGCATTCAGTGGTAAGCTCGGTGCAATGCTGACGAAGTACAACGCAGGTGAGGACATTGATCTCACCTATGAGGTGTCTGTACTTGCAACCCAAACAAGAGAAAGGATGTCTGTGCTTGGCTCCAAGAAGTGGGCTGACGAAGACATTCTGAAATACCTAGAGGAAGATGCTGATGACAGTGGACTTCAATTCACGACTTTCGATATTCTTCACGATAATCTTAAAGGCTTACATAGCGGGCACAACGTGGCTGTGGTTGCACCTACTGACAAGGGGAAGACCTCTCTACTCTGCAGACTGGCAGTTGACTTTGCAATTCAAGCCAAAGACCTCGAAGAATACAAAGACTCCTGCATTCTGTACCTTGTCAACGAAGGGTTAGCAGAGACTATCACGCCAAGAATTTACTGCACGGCGTGTAACTGCACAAGAGACACCGCCCTTGCTATGGCTAGGGAAGGCAAGCTCGTACCTGCCTATGAAAAGATCGTAGGCAAGAGAGATGCTATTAGACTTGTGAACATTCATGGTATGAATGTATCTCAAGTAGCCAAGATCATTGAAGCTCATAAACCGTACATGGTGATTACCGACATGACGGGTAGAATTCGTGCTAATGGTAACTCCAAGAGCATGAACGAGCTTCAAGAACTTGAGGAAGTATGGAACAGCATGCGAGAGCTTAGTGCCATGCTGAAGTTCATTCACATCGGTACCATTCAGGTATCTGCCGAAGGCATGGATCAGTTGTATCCGCCTTTAACCGCTATGCAGTGGTCCAAGGTTGGTATTCAGACAACGCTTGATTTGTGCATTATGGTAGGCGCACACCAAAATCCTGAGCAAGGACTAGAGGATCTCAGGGGTATTAGTACCCCAAAGAACAAACTCAGTCGATCAGGTAAACGCGCAGAGAACAAGTTCGAAGTAGTGTTCAATCCAGAACTTAATCAATGGAGATAGTATGATTCCAATCCCGCGATATACAATTGTTGACCTAGAAACGGAGAACCATGAATACTATGGCATGGTAGCTCCTCCTTTCTGTCCCGAAAACTACATTGTTGAAGCGGGATGGAAAAACAACCAAGGCCCTGTTGAATCCATGAGATTCAATAACAGGGAAGAGCAGAAGAACTCTGCTTGGTTTGACTACGCTTTCGATAACGGAAAGCCTGATTCGTTCTGCGAAGTCATGGTTGCTCATAATGCAACTTATGAATTGCATTGGTTCATGCACGACTACATGCCTAGCCTTATGCGATTCCTTCAGAATGGTGGTAAGATTTGGTGTACTCAATACGCCGAATACCTGCTTAGCCAACAGCAGGACTTATATCCTGACTTGAATACCACGGCACCTAAGTACGGTGGAACACCTAAAGTTGATGAAGTCAAGATTCTATGGGAACAAGGTGTTCTCACCTCAGAGATCGACCCTGATCTTCTGCATGAATATCTGTGTTCTGACCATGGTGACGTAATCAATACTGAGAAGATCTTCCTTGGACAATGGAAAGAAGCTCAGAAGCGTGGTATGCTCAAGATGATCCAGTACAGAATGGATGCGCTTCTGTTCAACGCATTCTGTACATTCTTCGGTATGCACATCGACATGAATGTCGCTGAGAAGAATCTCAAGGAACAAGAGAATCGACTGCAAGAACTTCACAAGAAGGTCAATGCACACCTTCCAAAGGATCTACCCTTTGAATTCAAGTTCTCTTCAGACTACCACATGAGTGCTTGGTTGTTCGGTGGAACACTCAAGTACAAAACCAAAGTGCCCTATGACCCGCCTAAATACGTCAAGAAGACGGTGTACAAGGACTCTGAGGGTGGATACACTGAAGAGCCTACAGAACGCTCTGTACGCTACGCTAGTGGCAAGAACAAGGGGCTTCCCAAGCCGTTCAAGATCGACACGGATGAAGAACTTCTGAAGTGGGGTGAAAAGCTGTACACATTCGAAGGGTTAATGAACCTGAAGGATCTACCCCAAGAAATTTCTGATAAATTCATTGGTGAACGTCCTGAATTCGCAGGTAAGCGATTCCAAGTAGACGGTACGCCAGTCTTTAGCACTTCTGCGGATGCACTTGCAACCATAAAACGATATTGCAACGTGGTCGACGAATTGCTTGAGATTGCTCAGTTGGAGAAAGACAATGGAACGTACTATCGGCGGTACGAATACGACTCTGAAGGGAACGTTAAGAAGGTTTCTGGAATGCTACAATATGTTATTCCAGAATCATCCATCATTCACCATCAGCTTAATGCGTGCGCTTCTCGCACGGGAAGACTCTCAAGCTCCCGACCGAATCTGCAAAATTTGCCTAGAGACGGTACAAGCAGAGTTAAAGAGATGTTCTCAAGTCGATTTGGAGACCATGGAAGATGTGTTGAAGTCGACTATTCCGCCCTCGAAGTCGTAACGCTAGCTGCTGCCAGTAATGACAAGAACTTGATTGAACAGCTTGAGAAAGGCACAGACATGCACTGCTATAGACTAGCAGGCGCATTGAATGAGCCTTATGAAGAGGTGTACAAGAAGTGTCATGAGGAGGATCATCCTGACCACAAGAAGTACAAAGAACTCAGAACGGCAATCAAACCAAGAGCCTTCGCGGCTCAGTACGGAGCCTCTGCAGGGGGTATCTCCTTTGCAACAGGCTGTACGCTACAAGAAGCAGAGAAGTTCCTCGAAACCGAAGCTAAGCTCTTTCCTGAGAGTAGAGCATTTAAGGACAAGGTTCGTTCAATGGTTGAGCAGACAGGCTTGTTACCTGAAGCCATTGAACGAGAACTTGATCCTACGACAAATTCATGGTATGTATTCCGAAGGGGGTACTACAAAGCGCCTGGAGGCACAGAATACTCCTTCAGGCAAAGAAAACAATGGAAGGATCACAAAGAAGTCCTAGACTATAAGGACACTGAGATCAGCAACTATCCTATCCAAGGCGAAGGTGCGTTCATCGTGCAGACAGCCTGTGCTAGGATCATTAGATGGTTGATTAAGGAGAACTTCTTTGATGGATCTATCCTACCGATTAACACTGTTCATGACGCCGTGTACATTGACTGCAAGACTGAAGACCTCGCTAGAAGAGGAGGTAAGGCAGTAGCATGGATCATGGGCACTACACCTAAATACATTGCACAGAACATCCCAGCGTACAAGGCATGGATGTACGACGAAGTACCTTTCCCTGCTGTACCTGAAATGGGATACAACCTCTTTGACAAGACCCACGTAGAATAAGGACTAATTATGCTTTCCGCTATTAAGAACATTGCAAACGAAACCACGACTGACCTCGACATGAGCACCGCCTCCAAGGGTGGTGAGAAGTACCTGCTTCCTGTTGGTACTGCCCTCGGTCGACTTGTTGAGTACATTGAATTCGGTAAACAGCCGCAGGAATTCAAGGGTGAAAAGAAGGATCCCGCCATGGAGATCCAGATTGGCTTTGCCCTGTATGGTGAAGGCTATCAGAAGGAAGACGGCTCTCCGCGTATGATTAGTACGTACCGCATGAAGCTCTCGAACAACGAGAAGAGCAAGTCTTTCAAGCTCTTTAGCCGAATGAACGCCAAGAAGACTGCCAAGAACTTCGCACAGCTCCTTGGTGAACCGTTCCTTGTGCCGATCATCCATAGCACGAATGGCAAGGGCACGTATGCTCGTATCGACCTTGACAACATTGGCTATGCCATTGATCCGATTCGTCGTACTGAGTATCCTGTTCCTATGCCTAACGAAGACGCTTATCGTGTCTTCCTGTGGAACCATCCGACGAAGGAGATGTGGGATTCGATCTATATTGAGAAGAACAACTTCCTTCAGGAGACGTGCCTCTCTGCTACTGACTATCCGAACAGCAAGCTCGAACAGCTCCTGAAGGGTTCTGTCCCTTCTCTTGAAGCCGCTCCCGAGAACTTCGACGAGGTGCCGTTCTAATGAAACTCAGGGATGTACAGATCCCTGATACCGATCAATTCAAGCCTAGCATGGACCGTGTCCTCATCATGGATGGGGATGCGGCATGTTATGAGGCGGCTTCTAAGTACGTAAAGTTGGATACAGCTATTCGATGCGTACACATGAAGATTCTTCAAGCTATGTTTCTTACGAACTGCAAGAAGGCTAGAGTCCATATCACGCCTGCGGGTTGTTTGAAAGCAGGCAGAATGAACTTGATTGGTGTAAAGCCTTATCAGGGTAATCGTAAGGACAAGAAGAAGCCTGAGTTGTTGGAAGCTCTCAGGCAGAATATCTCGGCATTGCTCAATGACAAGAACATTGAGGTGTTTGCTCATTATGATATTGAGGCTGATGATGCAGTGGTTATCGACAGTTATTACTACCGCAACAAAGGACTTGTATACAGTCCTGACAAAGATCTTAGAATGGTTGTGTATCCTCTGTATGATTTGGATACTGGCAGGGTTTGTACTATTGCTGACCCTTTTGGTGATATTAGCATCTCCAGCACTGAGTCTGGCCATCCTCATCCAAGGGGGCAAGGACTGAAGTTCTTCTGGTGGCAGATGCTCATGGGAGATACTGCCGATAACATTCGAGGCTTGGATAAGTACCAAGGCAAGAACATCGGAATGAAGAAAGCCTATGAACTACTGAAGCCTATCAAAAACGAAGTCACTGCGGCTATTGTAGTGCTTAGTGCATACAAGGAAATCAATCAGAATCCTCTTCCTGAAGCGAACATGCTGTGGCTTCTACGTAATGAAGCAGACAGCTTTCAGAAGCATCTTGCGGAGCTTACTCCGAGCATGCCCCCTGAGCTTGTCCAATGGCTTAGAGATTGCTACAAAAGGAAGTGGAGGAAGGATTGAGAAAGATTAGTAGGTCCCAGCTCAGAGCATGGGCTATCGGACACATCAAGACTAAGCAGGGAGGACTGTGTCCTCTCTGCGGTAAGCCCATCTCTCTTCAGGTGATGGGTAATAAATCCGACTACGTGGTTGACCATGACCACGAAACGGGAGAAATTAGAGGCGTGCTGCATCGCTCATGCAATGCAGCTGAAGGTAAGGTAAGCAATGCAGCCGCCCGTTGGGGTGCCAAGAGCACCAAGTACAGCGATATCATCCCATGGTTGCATAGGATGCTTGATTACCTAGAGAATAATGAGGGTACTGGGATTATCTATCCCGACCACAAGACTCCTGAAGAACGTGAAGAGCTCAGGAAACAACGCGCTAGAAAGGCGCAGGCATTGCGCAAAGCAAGACAGGCTTTGCGTGCTAAGGAGAAACATGATTAAGGTAATTAAGAAGGACGGCACTGTCGAACCGTTCGATATGGAAAAGATCTTCAAGGCTATCGACAAGGCCAGCCAACGTGCTAACTACAACATCCGTAGAGGCGACCATGAGCTTCTGGAGTCGTACATCACTTTTGAATGCGAGTCAAGGGGCAAGGACATTCCTACGTCTGAGATGCACAGCATCGTAATCAAGGCGCTGTATGCTTGTGACTACAAGGCTATTGGTGACGCATACAAGGAGTTCAGAGACTACAAGAACACGTATGCCAAGGCCTTTGAAAAGGTGAAGGATGATGCAGACACTGTTCTTCTTCTCGGAGATCGGGAGAATGCTAACTTTGATTCTTCGCTTATCAGTACGAAGGGTTCGCTCATCAAGGGGTACCTCACGAAGGAACTGTACAAGCAGTTCTATCTGAACAAGGAAGAGCTCCAAGCTACGAAGGAAGGCACGATCTATATCCATGATCTTCGAGACATGATTTTCAACAGCATCAATTGCTGTCTGTTCGACATGGGTAATGTTCTCAAGGGTGGATTCTGCATGTCCAATGTGGACTACACTGAACCTACTAGTGTGCTAAGTGCGCTTCAGGTTATCGGTGACATCACGCTCGTCGCTACTGCACAGCAGTTCGGTGGGTTCACCATTCCGAGTATTGATAAGACGCTTCTCCCATATGCCCGAAAGACTTACAATAACGCCTTCAAGAAGTATTTCGATACTTGTAATCTGGAGCATGACGAAGCAGAGTCCATGGCTCTTGGTGACCTCAAGCGTGAACTTGAACAGGGCTTCCAGTCTCTTGAGCTGAAGCTCAATACTGTGCCGTGTTCCAGAGGTGACTTCGCCTTCACCACTCTTACGTTCGGTGAATGGAGCAATGACCTCCCCGATCTCGACAAGGAGATCCTCCAGATGGTGTGTGAAACCATCCTTGAGATTCGCATGAAGGGGCATGGTCCGAAGGGTAAGCAGGTTGTGTTTCCCAAGCTCGTGTATCTCTATGACTGGGAACAGCACAGTGGTGCTGAGCATGCTGAGGTGTTCGACAAAGCTGTTGAATGCTCTAGCAAGTGCATGTACCCTGACTACCTTGCAATCAACTCTGACTATGGCTCGGTGTCTGAAACCTACCGAGCATCGAATAAGCAGTGCGTGATTCATCCGATGGGTTGTAGAGCGTACCTCACGCCTTGGACGGACCCTGAAACCAATGAGTACGTGTCTGTTGGCCGATGCAACATCGGCGCTGTGTCTCTGAATCTTCCTCTTATCTACAAGAAGGATCCTGAGAAGTTCTATGAGAACCTCACTGAGAACCTTGAACTTATTCGTAAGTTCTTCCAGAAGAGGTACGAAGCAGTTGCGGAAACGAAGGCATGCACGAACCCCATGGCATTCTGTCAGGGTGGATTCTATAAGGGGAATCTCAATCCTGATGATAAGATCGGTGATCTTACGCAGTACATGACTGCTAGTTTTGGTGTTACCGCCCTCTCAGAATTTGTTGAACTTCATGGTATGAAGCTGAACTCTGCCCTTGGCAGAGATCTTGCAATCAAGGTTGTTGACTTCATCAATAAGAAGATCAAGGAGTTCAAAGAGGAGGATGGTCACCTGTATGCTCTTTATGGTACTCCTGCAGAATCCCTGTGTGGTACTCAGATGCAGCAGTATCATGACTATTGCAAATCACACGTAGTTAAAGATGAATTCGTAGGAAGAAACTACTTCACGAACTCGTTCCACATCCACGTCGCAGAAGACATCTCGCCCGTCGAGAAACAAACGTGGGAATTCCCCCTGTTCCATAAGGTTCAGGGTGGGCACATCCAGTACATCAGAATTGATAACCCTGAGAATCTGAAGGCCGTTAAGGCTCTGATTATCAGAGGCATGTACAACGGCTTCTATCAAGGTGTGAACTTTGATGCCGCAGTTTGTGAGGACTGCGGCGAACACTCCACTAATGTGGGCAAGCACTGTCCGCATTGTGGTTCCGACAACATCTCTGTCATCAGTCGTGTCTGTGGTTATTTGGGTTACTCCAATGTTAATGGACATTCTAGAATGAATGATGCCAAGATGGCAGAAATCAAAGATAGAAAATCAATGTGACGTTTGAAGTAGTTACGCTTGTTATGAACGCTTGCCTTTGCGTTGTGTTTGTGTGCGCAACGGTAATGGCCGTGTTTTTGCTGTACGCAGGTACAGCAATATACTTAAAGAGTTCAAGCATAATGAACAACCAATTGGAGACCATTTCTATGATCCCTAATGAAGACAACCTTTAACTAACTAAGGAAAGACCCTACAATGACTATTCCTAAGAAGTACACTAGCGTTACCCGTATTGGTGTTAACGCTGAATTCGAAGCCTACCCTACCTGTAAGGGACACGTGGACTTTGCAACCTTCAATTTCCCGAGCATCCGATCCTTCGTTGATTGGGTGAATGACCATAACAGCAACATCGCTTACGTTGTGGTTAAGGATCCTAAGAAGACTTCGGCTGATCTTCACACAAATTGTTGGTCCCGAACGTTCATCTCGCCCCATATCAAGCGAGGTTGTACGTGTAACGTAACCGTCAGGCTTGACTGTGGAGCTGTTGGACAGCTTACATTTCATATTAGTAAGTAATGAATTACTCTGGACTCAACCTATGCGATACCGCTAACGGACCTGGGGTCCGCGTATCCCTGTTCGTTAGCGGATGCTCCTTGCATTGCAAGGGGTGTTTCAACCAAGAGGCTTGGGATAAGAATTACGGAACGCCTTTCTATTCCTATACCCTCACAAAGGTTCTAGAAGCTCTAAAGGAGCCTTATATCGAGGGCTTAAGCATCCTCGGTGGTGACCCCATGGAAGAGTACAATCGACGCGATGTGGGGCTTGTATGCGCCTCTGCGAAGGCGTTGCACCCCGACAAGAGTATTTGGCTTTGGACTGGTCGTAAGTTCGACGAGATCAAATACCACAGTCATATCTTGGATTACATAGATGTGCTCATCTGTAATCCGTTTATCGAACATCTTAAATGTAAAGGAAAATACTATGGAAGCTCAAACCAAAGAGCTTATCGGAAATCTCCAGACGGAACTTGGAATTTGGTTCAAGAGGACTCACCAGAATGTTCCTGTTAAGGGGCATCTGAAACAGCTGTATCTTACGTGTATCATTGAGGAGTTCAATGAGCTCATTCAAGAGAAGTGCGGTACTCCTAACGACATGAAGGAACTCTGTGATCTTATCTGGGTGTGCGTGCAGTACGCCAATGCTTGTGGCTATGATCTTGAAGCAGGCATGAATGAACTGCTTAAGGAGTATTCAAGTAAGTTCTATGATGCACATGGTAACTACAATCCTACCTTCCGATCGGATGGTAAACTCCTGAAGGGAGCAGGTTTCAAGAAGGCAGATTTCAACAAGTTCTTCGAGGATAAGCATGAAGATCAGTGATATCTCTGTTGAGTACATGGATCACATGGGCAGTGATTGCACTGTTGTGAATGCCGCTCGTGTCTCCTTTAACAAGGAGATCAATGTTATGAGCTTCAATGATATGAAGCTCCTGCAGTACCTTGCCAAGCACAGGCACTGGTCCCCGTTTGCTCACACGAGCATTCAGTTCAGGTGCAAGGCGCCTATCTTCCTTGCTCGACAGCTTGTTAAGCACCAAGTCGGTGGTGTGTGGAACGAAGTGTCTCGTCGATACGTAGACTCTGCACCTGAGTTCTACATCCCGAAGGTCGTGCATAATTATCCTCAGAATGCTAAACAGGGTTGTGGTGAAGAACACTTCTTCTCTGAGTATTTCGTAGGCGAAATTCTCGCAGTGACGAAAGACGCAGATTCTGAATACAATCGGCTCATTGCAGAAGGTATTGCTCCTGAAGAAGCTCGTATGGTTCTTCCTCTGAACACCATGACCGAATGGATTTGGACTGGGTCTCTGATGTTCTGGTACCGAGTGTGGAGTCTGAGGCATGATCCTCATGCGCAGTCTGCTGCACGAGAGTTCGCTGATCTTCTGTATAAGGCTATCCCTGATGACTTTCAGGTAAGCATGCAGAGTTTGGTTGATTATTATGGAGATGCGTGATGCGTAAGAAGATTCATAAGTTCCCTAGTAAAGTTCTTAAGCAATTGCTCTACAAAGATACGGTTATTGCTGATGGGTACTACCTGCAGTACATTATGAATGAGAAGGTTGATGATGAAGCCTCTGGAGAGAAGCGCTGGTATTACCTGTTCAAAGATGTGCAAGAAGACAAGTTCTACCTTGCAACGTATTTTGAACACGATAATCTCTCTGGGTTCTTCCCCTTTGATGGGGAGGGCATGATTGAATGTCGTAATGTAAGTATTATTGGTGTTTTAAAGGGTTGACTATGCTTTATAAAGATGTGCCTTATGAAGGCGAAGAAGATTACTACGGCGATGAGCCGTATGACGAGGTGTATGATGAGGCATACAGTAATGATCCGTACATCACCTCTGATGAGCTCAAGAAGAGCCTGAATGCGTATTCTAAGACTGCAAAGTCTTTCGATCTTCTGGACATTGCTCCTGCGATCCCGTTTGTCCTCGGTAACATCATCAAGTACACGCTTAGGGCACCGTACAAGGGTCAGAAGGAATCCGATATGGCTAAGGCCAAGGACTACTACTTTACCATGGTTGACAACTACGAGGTTTACACGGCGTGTCAGATTTGGTATAATAAACATCTTGATGCCGTGCGTCTGATCCGAAAGCTCTATGGTGACGAGCTGTTTGCTGACGTTGATTCTGCAGACTGTACCCTGAGTGTTTTCTGTGACCATGTGCTAGCGCTTTAATCTTAAAAACATAAGGAGAACTGATGACGGAATGTCCTGATTATACCGATGAAGAACTTGAGAAAGAAGCTCAATACGAACGTAGGTTCTACCAAGAAGGCTTGGCTAAAGCGTACCAACAGATGAAGGAGGCCGTCGATAACGGCAGGCTTCCTGATGTAGGTGCCGGTAAGAAGATCATCAATAGGTCTTTTGCTACGTTGGTTGAGGATCTTACGGAAGCAGCTAAGCCCTGTCGAGGAGTGGGCGCAAAGTACAGCGCTCATATCCGTAAGCTAGGGATTGAAGCATCCATGATGATTGGTTTGAGAATCATCCTTTCCAACGGCAGTTCTCCTGAACCGAGACACAGAACTGTTCAGTGTATCTTGGGACGTATTGGTATGGCTATTGAGACGGAATTGCTCGCTCGTAAATTCGAGGAGATCAACCCGTACTACAATGCTCGTATCGCTTCTCAGGTTAAAGAGCAGTGCGTACATGACGTGCGTACCATCAGAGCCAAGTACCTCACTGGTTATAAGGATCTTAGTATTAACTACGAACCTTGGACTGAGCAAGAGAGGCTGGGTACTGCAAAGGTAGTGATGCAAACTATCTGGAAGGCAGGTCTCTTCACAATCACAAATGGTAGTCGTCGTGCTCCTTCTCTGGTTGAACTCTCTGATGAAGTAAAGATGTTCATCCAGAACAACTACGACCACATTCATCCAGTTATACAGTTCCCTGTGATGCTCATCAAGCCCCTTCCGTGGAGGGGGATGTACAATGGTGGGTACATTATCCCTGAGCTGAGGAATCACTGCCCGATGATGAAACTCCATGCCATGCCTAGGGATCTCCGCAAATGGGTAACAGAGCGCATAGGAGGCGTCGAGGACGCTCAGGTAAGGGAAGGTATGACCAAGGCGCAGGAAGTCCCGTATCGCGTTAATACGCGCGTCCTAGAGGTTGCTAGGAAGGCGTTCGCCTCTCCCAAGGGGTTGCTTGGGCTTCCTCCGCATGGTCCACAGCCTCAGCCCCCGTTCCCTTTCCCTGAAGGATGGAATAAGGACTCCGCTACAAAGGATGAGCTTGAGTTGTTCACGAAGTGGAAGCTCGAAATGAAGAGTTGGTACACGTATGAGAACACTCGACTGGGCAAGAAGAGCGGATTGAATGGTAGGCTCAGGTACCTGAATGAACTCAAGGATGAGCCGAGGTGGTACTGTCCTGCGTTCATTGATTGGCGTGGTAGGGTGTACTTCAGAAGCACGATCAATCCCCAAAGTGCTGACGTAATTAAGGGATGTATTGATTTTGCAGAGGGTAAAGAGTTAGGTGCAGAAGGACTGTACTGGCTGAAGGTTCATGTAGCCAACTGCTGTGGGTACGACAAGAAGAACTTTGATCTAAGAGTTCAATGGGTAGACGAACACTGGAACGAGATCAAGGCTTTTCTTGATGATCCCCTGAACATTGATCCTCCTGAGAAGGACACTGCGTTTACACTTCTTCAAGCAGGATGGGATCTTGAAGAGGCTCTGTCTCTGCCTGATCCTACCAAGCATATCTCCCATACCCCAGTGGCTATGGATGCTACGTGTAGCGGCCTACAGCACTACAGTGCTATGCTGAGAGACGAGGTTGGTGGGTATTACACGAACCTCGTCAAGAGTGATTCTGATGAGAAGCACGACATCTACAAGGCTGTAGCAGATAAGGCTATGGAGTTCCTTCCTGAAGTTACCGATGATGCGTTCATCATCAAGTGGTGGAAGGACAGGGGGATTCCTAGGTCTATGGCTAAGCGTCCTGTGATGACATACGTGTACAGTGCTACGCTTAGAAGCTGTATTGATTACGTAACGGAGGAGCTAGTCGAGGAAGGTGTTGAGATTCCAAGCGGTTACAGCTACATCAGTCTTAGCACTCCTATTGGCAAGGCTCTTAGAAAAGCTGTTGAAGCTACTGTTCCTAAAGCTAAAGAAGGTATGGATGCTCTTAAGGCGCTAGTTAAGTCCCAAGACGATGCGATTAGATGGATAACTCCAGTAGGTGTTCCTGTTGTTAACTACAAGGACAGCTACCATATGAAGTTAGTGCGTCTTAGCTGTATGGGTTTGACGAATATCTCTTATGGCTTTAGTGGCGCAGAGTACAATCGTATGAAAGCTATCAACGGTATTAGTCCGAACTTCATTCACTCGATGGATAGTTCACATTTGATTAAGGTGGTTAATGCTTTTAACGGTCGTATCCTTTGTATCCATGATAGCTTTGGCACTCACGCTTGTGATGTACCTGTTCTTCGAACTGAACTGCTCAGACAATTTGTGGATCTGTACGCACATTACGATGCCAAGGACCATTTCGTATTGTCTGCAGAGAATCGAACAGAGGTACAACTCCCTCCTTATGGGACATTGTCTCTAGAGGATGTACTGGAATCGGAATTCGCATTCTGCTAAGTTCGCATTCTGCTAAGTTCGCATTCTGCTAAGTTCGCATTCTGCTAGTATCATAATGTTACTATGTAGGGTCTAATAAAGAACTTTTATAGTACGTATAGGTGTAATATACTAATGTACATACTATGTACTCTAGTACATTCATATATTACGTACTATATTAGTTCTTTATATAATACACTCTAGTATACTATAGTATACTATATCCTCGTTTGCTACAAGGTTATGAGATGAGTAATAATAAAACTACTGTTAAAACTCTACAAACTACTACTGTTGGTAAAGTAGTATGGCTACCTCTACACGTTAAAGAACTCGATAAAGTTTTTCCTGAAGACACTAGTAATGACAAGTACGGTGTGATGTGCTATCGTAATGGACAACGCTCAGTCATTAAGTACATCGAGCAACAGGTAAAGAAGATGCTCAAGGAGGATACTAATGGTATCCCTCGATGAGTATCACTATGAGGTACCAAACATCAATATCTTGCGTAATGTGATTGAAGCACACGCTGAAGACTACCCGATGTACCAAGGTGACAAGGTACCTTGGAGTCAGTGGTTGACTCTATCTGCTGTATGTGCTTCTAATTATGTTCTTGTGGGTACTGATGATGAAGGTAAGCAAGCGTTTGCGATCTTTGACATAGGCTATGATCCTCATGTTGTTGGTTCTGTCTTGACTATGCAGATGACTGTAAGCAACAGTCCTAAAGCTATGTCTGCGATTACAAAGCGCTTGCTAAGAATTGCGTACAACTGCGGTTGCTCGTACATCTGGATGACTAGAAGGACAGGTGCGTACAGCTACTCAGGTACGTTTCATAAACTTAGGAGAAAACCCTAATGGGGATTTTCAAAGATTTGATTACCTTTGGTGGATACAGTAGCTCCAAGGCTACTGCGAAGGCGGCTCAGGAGCAGGCTAGACAGCAGGAAGAGCTGTATAACCAACAGCTCAAGGAGCAGCAGGAAGCCGCTATCCTCAAGGGTGACGAAATGGCAGAAGCCGTTGCTACTATCAACACTGGTGGCGGTGGTTCTTATGCGGATGATCCGTTCGCTAAGAGAAAGAAGCGTTTTAATTTCGGATCCAGTGATTCGTTGGGGATTATGTAATGGGAGCAGTTAAGAAGTGGTTTGGCAGTGGCGGTGATAATGGTGCCGCTGAAGCTGAACGTCGTATGCGTGAGCAGCAGGAACGCGATCGTATCGAGCGAGAGAACAGGCTTATGCTTGAGGGCTCTGCTGGTGCGGATACTGCTGAGTCGTCTGGTAATGTGCAGACGGGCTATGCTATCTACGAAGGTGGTGGTGTTCGTCGTAAGAAGCGAGTCGGTAATAATGTCAGTGCTTCCCTTGGCATTGATTAACGACGGTTGGAATGGTAGTTAATGGTTGACAAGACGCATCAAACCCTGTTTGAGGAGTACAGGGATTTAAGACTCCTCAATAAGTTCGAACAGTACAGTAAGTGGACTGTAGCTTCTGTGTTCCCTCACAGTATGAAGATTGACGATCTTCAGGGTAATGATGTGATTGAACGTGACTTCCAGTCCATGGGTGCTGTGTTGGTTAATAATCTCACGGCTAAGCTGTGCAAGCTCCTGTTCCCTGTTGGGCTTTCTTTCTTTAAGCTCAAGGATACGAAGGAGCTTAAACAGTTCTTGGGTTCTCTTGGTGAAAGGAAGAGAACTCTTACCGAGATCGAGAACACATGCTCGGAACGTATTCTGATGAATGCAGGATACGCACAGTTGCATCAGTTGATTAAGACTCTGATTGTAACTGGTAATGCTCTAGTTGTACGCAAGGAGAACAAGCTCGTTGTGTACACTCCGAGAAACTACAGTCTCTTGAGAGACGCGGACGGTACTGTGCTTGACATGGTACTGTGTGAACAGATTAGCTATGATAGAGTTCCAGTCGACATTAAAGCATTTATCAATGCTGAGGGTAAAGAACCCAGAGACACTGTCGATATGTATACACGAGTCAGAAGGATTGAAAATGGAAGATACAAAGTCAGTCAACAGATCGAAGGACACCAAGTTGGAGACGAAATCATCTTCGCTAGGAACCTTTGTCCTTACATTCCTGTTGCTTGGAGTATTGTTAATGGCGATTCTTACGGACACGGACTCGTCGAAGACCTCGCAGGAGACTTCGCCAAGCTATCATGTCTCTCCGAAGCCCTCGCCAAATACGAGATCGACGCATGTAGAGTAGTGAACCTCGTCAAGAGTGGTAGTGGTGGCGACATCGACGCTCTTGCTGAAGCTGAGATTGGCGAATGGGTTCAGGCTGATCCTGATGCAGTCGGTAAGACTGACGCAGGCGATGCGAACATGATTCAGAATCTTCTTGTGGATCTTGAACAGATTATCGGCAGACTCAGTATTGCGTTTATGTACACGAGTAATGTTCGTGATGCAGAGAGGGTTAACGCTATAGCTCTCTATAAACTACTTTAATTCGGTGAAACTCTCGAAAGAGACAACACCGAGCAAACTACGATTTTTAACTATGTACAGAAAAATCCGATTGAACATTCCTAATCTTAGGGATGAATACACGATTGACACCGACGGTGTTGTCGTTAATGTTACACGAAACAAAACTCTTGCTGGTACTAGCATCAGCAAGAACAACAGATACGTCAAGATTCATCTTGACAAGTTCTACGCATTGCATAGACTAGTTGCTATGCACTTCGTACCTAACCCAAATGGTTATACCGAGATCAATCATATTGATGGTAATCGCTATAACAACTCTGCCAGTAATCTAGAGTGGGTTTCTCATAAAGAGAATATGCTCCATGCGTATAAGACTAAACTTAAGTCTAACCGTGGCGAACTTAATCCCTTTAGAAAGCTCACGGCGGATGAGGCTAGAAAAATTTGGGCTATGCGGGATCTTCCTCTGACGGCTCGACAGATTCGAGACAGACTCAAACTCGATGTGTCTGTAGCGGCTGTGAAGGCAGTGCGCCAGGGCAAGAACTGGACTAGTGTAACTCAATCGCAGTGTGTGTAACGACTATCCCGAAAGGGAGTAGGGGCAAGTGCCTCGAAATAAGTAGATCCTAATTGCAGGATAAGAGATAGTCTATTCTTATAGGTGACTATAAGAGAGGAAGTAACGATTCCTCGTAATACAAAAGAACGGCTGAAGAGATCAGACAGAAGGTTGCTGAAGCAGACCAAGCACTGGGTGGTGTTTACTCCCAGTTGTCTGAAGCTCTGCACAAGCCCATTGCGTATCTGCTCTTGGCAGAAGAAGACATTAAGATCGAAGCCGCTATCAAGGCGAACAAGATCAAATTCGAGATCCTTACAGGTACTGCGGCTCTTGGTAGAGGGAATGACACTGAAAGACTTCTGAATAGTATTCAGGTTCTCGGTGTTATCATCCCTGCGATGTCACAGCTCAGTAAGAGATTCAACACCGAAGGCGTCATCGACATGATTCTGACGAACAACGGTGTTACGCTCGATAAGGTTATGAAGTCTGACGAACAACTTGAGCAGGAAGCTCAGGAAGCTCAGGCTCAAATGCAGGCAATGCAACAACAGGCTACTGCCCTTGACGCCTCTCAGGCGGCAGGTGGTATGCTTCAAGGTTTTTAAGGAAATTAAATGACAGACCCTATGAATCAGAATCCGAATCCTGAATCTCAGGCGGCAGGTACTCCTGACACCCCTCAGAACGCCCCTAATAGCGCGCCTACGGCGCCGACGACGCCTCCGAGTATGTACACTCCAACGAGGGCTACGGACGCGTCTACGTCTCAGGATACGCGTCCTACGTCGGACGCAGACTGGGGTGACCTCTCTTCTGGTGACGCAGTCCTTGACGGTGCCATCAAGGCGTTTACTGCCTCTGCAGGTATGAGTCCGCAGGACTTCATGCAGATTGTCGGTAATGCTGTGGACTACAACGATCCTGAACTGATTGACAAGACGTTGCTTAGTTCCAAGTACGCAGGTACCGAGGGAACGATTAAGGAGTTGGTTAATGCTCTGATCGCACAGGCTAACACTGCGGACAACATGATTCGCAATACTGCGTATCAGATTGCAGGTGGTAAGGAATCGTGGGATCAGGCAGTTGCTATCTTCAACGCCAACGCTCCTGCGTATCTCAAGGAGACGGTGAAGACGATGGTTGACAATGGTAAGATTAAGGAAGGTGCACAGATGCTCATGAACAGCGTTGGCTCTTATGGGCAGGGTGCATCGTCCATGCCTCAGATGGGTGGCGGTATGTCGCCCGCTAAGGGTTTGAGCTTTGACGAGTTGAAGGAAGAACTCGGAAAGCTCGTTAAGGAAGCAGGTGGTGCTTCCCTCGAATCTGGTACGTATGGAAGACGTTACCAAGATCTTATGAGACGCCGTGCTATCGGTAGACAGCAGGGTATCTAATTAAACAGGGAGCCAAGTGTTCCCTTATTTTTTTTTAACTAAAAAAGGAAACTAAAGAATGGCTAATACTCAGTGGCAGCCCTATTATTCCCGCAATCATTGGGCGGGTCAGAACGCTACTACCGATGAACATCTTGAGATGTATCTCGGTGAGGTCGAATCCAGATTCGAGTACAATGCTGTGATGCGTGGCTTCACGAATGAACGTTCTGTTGCTAATGAAACGAATACATATCGCATTGACCGTATCGGTTCGTCCAAGGTCATGGGTCGTAAGGCAGGTGAAACCCTGACGGCTCAGCGAGTCACGAACGAGAAGATGATCCTCTCTGTGGATACGGTTCTGTACATTCGTGAAGTCTTTGACTGGCAGGACCAGTGGACGGCTCCTGATCGTCTGATGGAAATTGCTCGTAACAATGGCTATGAATTCGCTGAAATGTATGACAACGCTCATATCATTCAGCTCATCAAGGCTCGTAAGGTTACGGTGCCTGCACACCTCAAGCCGTCCATCAATGACGGTATTACGATGACGGGCGAGTTCAAGGCTGATGCTAAGACGCAGGCGGAACTCGAAGCTAATGCTATCGCCATTAACCTTGCTCATAAGAAGGGTGTGGATTACCTTATCAAGAACAAGGTCCCGCTTGCGGATATGGTGACGATTGTCAAGCCTGAGATCTACTCGGCTCTGCTTGAACATCCGAAGCTCGTGAATCTTCAGTACGATACTACGAATGGCGGTGACTACTCTGGTCGTCGTATGGTTCGTCTTAACGGTATCCCCGTTGTTGAAGTTCTTGAATGGCCGACTGATACGAATGCTCATCCGCTTGGTGATGCCTTCGAGTGCGATGCTGAAGACCTCCAGGCAGGCATGATTACGTTCTCTCGTTCGAAGACGCTTGTGACGGTCAAGGCCAAGGATTTCACGACGAACCTCTGGCAGGACAACGAGAACTTTGCTCAGGTGCTTGACTGCTACACGATGTACAACGTCGGTATCCGTCGTCCTGATGCCTGTGTTGTCTGTCTGTTTGAAGAGCCTGCGGGCGCTTAATCTAGGAGACCAGTATGCCGACTATCATTGACATGAAGGGTGTCTGGTCTGCTGCTAGGAATACTCAGGCCGAGATTCAGGAAGTGAACCGACCTGGGTATCAGGGTGCCCCGAAGGCTGCGGCTAAGCCTGCAGCCCGCAAGGCTCCTGCACAGCAGACTGCATCTAAGGCTGAATAATTCAGAGGGGAATCCTCTGACACTAGGGGATTCCCTATGGATTTGTTGGAAGCTGTAAATAATATTCTGCCTTACTTTGGTGAGGCTCCCGTAACTCGTGTGGACAATAAACATCCTGCGGTTACTTTGATTACGAGTACCATTGACACTGTTCGTAAGACCTTGTTGGCTGAGGGTTGGTGGTTCAATACAAGAGTGGTTACCTTGTATCCGTCTAGCGAAGGCGATATGCCTGCTCCAGAGAATGCTATTAGCATTGAATCCGCAGACGGTGAGAACTATGAACTTAGAGGTAGAGCCATCTTTGATTTGGATACTGGCTCCTTCTTGTTCAAAGATAAGATTGTTGTTAAAGTTCATGAGGATATTAAGTTCGAAGACCTTCCTAGAACTGTAGCTCAGTGGATTACCTGCAGAGCGGCTAGTAAGGCTTACGCCATGGACTTTGGCATTGAAGACGTATTGCAGGAGATGCAGTTGAGAGAACAGGAAGCATACAACAAGATGCTTGCTGAACATCTCAGGAAGAGAAAGTATTGCACGTGGAAGAGCCGTGCAGGGATTACGTATCTGGGATCCTTGTTGACCTAAGAGGTAGAGTATGATCGTTGAATTGGCGTATCCGTCTTTGTTGTATGGTGTCTCACAGCAGACGCCTAGAGAGCGACAGAACGGTCAACTCACTGAGCAAGTGAATATGCTGTCTGACCCTGTTACGGGTTTGAGACGCAGACCCGGACTTCTCAAGGCGTTAGAGTTAGAGTCTAATGGGGACATTGACTGGACTAAGGTGTGGTCTCAGTACATGGAAGTTGGTTCCTTGCAGATTAACCTTATCGTTTTTACGAACTCAGGTAAATGGCTTGCGTTAGACAAGCGAATGACGACCTTGTTGTCCAGTGGTCAGACGGATTACTTCAAGGCTAGCAAGGCAGGTTCCCTTAGAGCTACGAACAACACTAGTCTTGGTTGGGTTCTAAATACAGAACAGAAGCCAAAGCCTATTACGGGCGGTGCTGACTATCTCGATGAGACTAGTGGGTATCTCACTATTAAATCAGGTGCGTTCCTGAAGGAATACTCCTTTAGACTTGAAGGCAAGTACAAGGGTGTAGCGTTCTCTCATGAGATCTCGTACACCACTCCTGCAGGTACTGCTTCTGGTGATGCGGCTAAGAGTACGCCTGAAGGTGTAGCTAAGGAGATCTACGACAAGATCTATAGCTTCGCGGGTATCTACCCGACTAGAGAAGGTGCTAGTGTGTTCATCCGTCTTGGTAACGGTAAGAAGGACGGGGACTGGCTTGGTGTTGTGAACAAGTCAGGTACTACGTATGCTACGGCTAGCACTAGAGCCAAGGTACGCAATGTGTCTGAGCTCCCTGCTACGCTTCCTAGTATAGCTGATAATTGGATTTGTAAGGTAGGTACTAGCACTTCTGCTATGCAATACTACGAGTGGGATCATGCCACTCTCTCTTGGAACGAATGCGGTAAGAGAAGTTCTGTACAGAAGATTCAGAACATGCCTGTTCAGATCTCTCCTAATGAAGAAGGTACTGGCGTTACCATCAAGGCTGTAGACTTCGAGGGTAGAAAGGCAGGTGATGAGGAGAACAATCCTACTCCTGCTTATGTGTATGATGGTATCACGGGTATTGGTACGTTCATGGGTAGATTGGTACTCATGAGTGGTTCTAGAGTGTGTCTTAGTGCAAGTAGATATCCTACTAGGACTATGCGAAGTACCGTTACTGAGATTCTTGATGATGATCCTTTTGAAGTAGCTTCTGGTAGTATCAGTAGTGCTAGCTTTGAGCATAGCGTGCAGTTCAACAAAGACTTGATCTTGTTCGCTAGTACGCATCAGGCTGTGATTCCTACGGGTAATGTAGCCATTACGTCACAGAATGCTATGCTTGTGATTACGTCTGAAGAGAACGTAGACACGAATGCAAGACCTGCTGTGGTTGGTCAGACGTTGATGTACGCTAGTAAACCTAGCGGTGATTACTTCGGTGTCGGAGAACTTACTCCGTCGGCTTACACGTCTTCTGTGTACACCCCGCAGTCTCTTACGGATCACATCCCTAAGATGATGCAGGGATCCTGTAGGCACATTGTATGTGCCAGTAACAGTAACATCGTGTACTTCACGAGTGATAAAGATCCGTACACTGTCTATGTCTGCGAATACTTCTGGAATAATCAGGAACGTACTCTGATCTCTTTCCATGAATGGAAACTTCCAGGTAGAGTCTGTGCTATGCACTATACTGGAGATAAAGTATGTGTAGTGCTTGATGCTGCTGAAGATGGTAACAACTGTCTGATTTGTAGTATTGATACGAAGACTGCGCAGTACCTCACGCAGGATACTGTGGTGTTCCTCGACTGTGCTCAGGATGTGCCCGTAAACGTGTCTAGAACGTCTCAGAAGACGACGAAGACTATCGAGCTACCTCCGCACCTTCAAGGCACTAAGAACCACGAGAAGCTCGTTCTTGCGTCTCTTACGGCGGGTCTGGTGGGTGAGCCTATCGGTATCTCGTCGATTAACGGAAACACCGTTACGATTGACAGTTCGTACAAGACTGACAAGATCATGGTTGGTTGGTGCTACGAGAGTGCCGTTACTCCGAACTCTCCTGTCGTGTACAGCACTAGCTACACAGGAAACAGGCGCATGATCTCTGATACAAAGGATACGCTCCAGAGTGCACTGATTACTGTTCAGAGGAGTGGTAACTTCTACGTTACCATCAGTGATGTGAATACTTCACAAGAGAAGTACAACCGTACTGGTCTTACTTGGAGTGCCAGAGAATTGGACCTTGGTAAGAACAAGATCAGTAAGATTGGTGACATCCTTGTTCCCTGCAGATTGAATGCTCATACAGCAGAGATCAGACTTAGCACTTCAGGTACTAAAGAGATGAATGTTCTGTCATTGGTTTACAACATCAGACTTCATCAGAATAGAAATAGAAAGCAGTACTAACATATGGCGTATAGAAATAACAATTACACTGTAACCTTTAATAGTCCCCTGAACACTACGCATAAAATGACTGCTCAGGGGATGTCTCAGGGCTTCCAGATGGGGGGTCCATGGGGTATGCTTATCGGTGCCATTGCAGGTACCGTTACTGGTGGTCTCGTTGGGAGGTTACAGACTAAAGAGGCATGGAAGACCTTTCAATCGCAGTTGAAAGCGGCGGATGCTCAGAACAAGAGCACGCTTCAAGAGCTTGGTAGAAACCTCTCTGAGATCTCAAGACAGCGAGCAGTCCTTGCTATGGAGACTCAGAGTGCCTTAATGTACAACAAGACTCAGGCTGTGAAGGCTAATGCTGAGGCTAGGAATACACTAGCAGCAGCTGATCAGGTCGGTAGTGCAGTGGCGTATGCTAAGAGTCAAGTCGCTCTTGAAGCATCTCAACAGGATTGGATGTCTAGGTTCAACTATGAAACCCAGCAGTGGAATATGAATGCTCAGGCTCAGAATCTCATCAATACTGCGGATGCTCAGTTCGTTGGGGTTAATGTCAACGGTCCGAAGTTCAATGCCGCAGAGGCATTGCAGGATTTGTTTAGCGCAGGGACCAGTATTGCGCAATCCTATGCCTCCAAGGGCGGTGGTGGGTCTTCTTCAGGTAGTAAGTCCAGCGGAAAGCTCTCTATCTCGAAGGGGGATATGACTAGCAAGATGACTAATGAATCTTGGGCAAAGGGCATGGAGTACATGGGGAAGAATGGGTTTATGATTAAGAATCCTGACGGTACTGTGGACTTCTTCAAAAACTACAGCAAGAAATCCTCCGTATTAGGACTTTAATATGATTGAACAGAAATTTGCAGGTGCAAGTGGTGCCTCGTTTGTTAATCCTTATCATGGGACGAGCGATCAACTGTACACGCCTACGGATTACAGCGAAGTAGCTCAGAACTTGGGAAAGCTCTTTAGCACTACGTATAAGCAAATCCAAGACAATGCCTTTAGACAGGGGCAGATTGATCAGTTGGCTAACGCTGTGGATACTGATCGTTGGCTCGGTAAGGATCAGTATCTCAAGGGAGCCAAGTACGCAAAGGCTCAGATTGATCTACAGAATGTCGTTGGTAAAGCACAAGACATTGTGAACACAGCCATTGCTAATGGCAAGGGTAGTGAAGAGATGCTGGAAGAGATCAGGAAATCTCAAGAAGGTCTCTTTAATGTTGCTACTGAGCTTAGGGATACGAATCCTTCTGCGGCTGATAATCTGATTAACCAACTTAAGAATGTTCAGGGTGCGGCTGTAAAGAACCATGCTGAGCAGATGGTTGCTAAGACTAATGAGTACCGTATGAACGGTGACTACATGAGCGTTAATTCGTTTCTTAGTAACTCTGCTGAGTCTGCTAGGCTTAGCAATCAGGGGTTTATCCTTGATGAAGAAGCTACGTACAAGGGTCTGAAAGCCCAGATCAATGCTCTTGACACCAATGCTACGGTCATGGGAGTTGACAAACTCCAGTATCGTAGTCAGATTCTTGGTGGGTCTTTCCAGAACATGCTCACTAATGCCAAGATGGATTCTCCAGAGGCTGTGGGTCTTGTGAACAGTATGACTCGTACCATGGATAGACTCGTCAAGGATGGGTACATTGATCCTAAGACGAGTCTTGGCATCAAGGTGTTTGCCGAGAATAAGCTCGGGGAGGCTAGACAATACTACATTGCTCAGGCTAGTATTGTAGCTAATAATCCTGAAATGGTGTACACTCCTGAACTGGAACAGCAGTTCAGTGGTATGCTTACCACCATGAAGGCTATGGGTGTTGAACCTATGACGCTTGCCAGTCTCCTGAACGGCTTTAGTACAAAGAAGGCTCAGTTCTTGAAGGCTGAGGGTAACGCCAATGCTTCTGGTATGGCACCCCTTGCAGGAAGTCCTGGTAGCGAGACTTGGCGTAAGAACCTCGCTAAAAAAGTGGATGCCCAACATAAAGCTCTTGCAGCACAGACGGGCATTCCTGTCAGTCAGCAAGAGGTTGCAAAAGACATCATCATCCAGATGTGTCAGTTCACTGACTTCAAGGGTAGTCATAAATACATTGAAGGCCTTGCAACGACGCTTACCAATGGTATGAGTGCCTATGGTGACTACTTCAGAGACGACGTAGCCCACACTGCTATGGTGCTCAGTCAACTCATTAACTCTAATGATCCCAGCATTAGAATGACTGTTAGGGATCATCTTGGTCCGAAACTCAGTATCTTCTTGGATCAACAGCTTATCCCTGCAATTCAAGCGGCTAGTGCCTCTGCTGGTGATAAGAAGCCCGAAGTCATCAATGAGATTAACAGCAATCTCCATGAGGCTTGGAGTAATCTCAACAGCGGTAGTACGTACAAGCTCGGTGATAGCATTACCGAGGACACTAAGATCGCTAATTGGTTGGGTGAAGGTCTAGCTAATAAGTACACGTTCTTTGGCTATGGCTTTGGTGGTCTTGGCTTCAATGAGGGACTTGCTCAGGTGCTTGCTCCTACCATGAAGGCTTATACGCCTAACATCACTTCTATGCTTCAGAGTGCAGGTACTACGCTTATGGAAGGTAAGGAGCTTGAGACGCTTCAGGCTGTCGGTGTTGTACAGTCTCTGAATGACGGCTACACGATGATCTCCCCCAATGGTAATGCGCCCATCTTTGCTATTCTTGGCAGTGATGGTAATACCACTAGAGAGTTCATTCCTGAAGTTCTTCAGAGTACCCTTACTGAGCTTGCCAAGAGGCAGAACATTGGTCTTGGTGATGTTACTAGTACGTTCGGTAATAGTGACGTTGCGCTGTTCCTGAATCCTGATACTGGTGGACTTGAACAGGTGTTTGAGCCTGCTGATTCTGGTATGCCTGCTAGACACAGGTACACCAACAGAGAAGTGCTCGATCTCTACGATAAGCTCAAAGACGATTATGTTGCTCAGAAGCAGGAGGCCGCTAGTTCTAAGATCGTGTCTGCTGAGGATCTCAGATCTAGGATTACGGAGTTCGAGGATAGTGACTTCTTGGATCCTGAAAGTGTAGAGAACATCAAATCCAGTGGTAACATCATGGATGTTGGCAAGGGTGAGTTCGTGTTCGTTACTGATCCCGATAAACTTCAGAGTCAGTACAAAGAGGTTAGTAATAACTTTGTGAATATCGGTGAGGCTCTTAAGACTGCATGGTATGCTTCCAGAGAGAGCATCGGTGAATCTTATGATAGTCTCGATATTGACGCTCTTGCTAAGGGCGCAGAGGATAAGTTCGTTGGTGCTTCCAAGACTATTCAGTCTATTGGTGCAGACATCAAGAACTCTGACATCCCTGCTGAGGTTAAGCAGAAAGCTACTGATATTTGGGATTGGATTACTAATCCTGAAAACACAGCTCAAGTGCAAGACTTGCTCGCTGAGGCTAATGAGAACACTGTCGATGCCATTAAGCTCGTGATGAGCAAGGCAGGTGATTATCTCAAGGAGAAGTTCAAAGCTCCTGAGTTGAACCTTGCTATGGATGCGTACAACGCTCTTCAGGGTGCTGAGGATGGTTTGTCGTTCATTGGTCAGCATATCTTGAACAGAGTGCGTCATGGGTTCTATGGTCCCAATGGCAAATACTATCCGCCTCTGAGCCAGAGGGATGCTGATGTCATTGAGAGATTCATGGCTAATCCAGAGGGTGTAGGTCCTCTGTATGCCAATACCCTTGGCAATATCTACCGTAGATATGCTGTGGATGCTATTGGCTTATTCGAGAATTTGATGGATATTTCGTATAAGAACGTTACACCTGTTAAGGTGAGTAATGGTAAGAACGGCTTTGAAACGTTCTATACCACGGGTGCTATGTCTGGTTCTGTCTTTGGGCAGGCTCTTGGCAATATCGTTATGTCCGAGCTTGCCAAGGAAGAGGGTATGCTACTGAATTGGACTGCTACTAATCCGAAGGTTACTAAAGACCCTGTGATCGGTATTGGTTACAAGAGGGGTTACCCTGCTTGGGATAAGCGCTTTGAAGCCGCTGAGGGTGATGCTATCGCGCTTAGTAGAGTTACGTGTGAGTTCGCTACTTGGTACTTCAACAACATTCCGACCAAGTTCTCTAAGGCTACGGGTACGGATTGGGAAAGGGCTACGACTAATCCTATGCTGTTGCCTGTGATCGTTGCGACTACCGACTACTCTTGGCACGCAGGACGCAATGCCAATGGGTACTACGAAGCTCTTGAGCTTGTGAAGCAGAATAAACTTGATGCGGCTATTGATCGACTCAAGGCGTCTGCCCCGTACAAGCAGAGTGGTTTCGGTAGAAAGATGAAACTTGAACATGGTCTCAGGGCGTACTACAAGTATTGGCACGAGACTGAACACTAAATAAGGATAAAGGATGTTCCCACAAAAATACTCAACGGCAGTCCCCGATATTGACTTCGGAGTGGGGACTCCTGAATCTACTGAGGAATGGCAGGGCGTTACGTCCTCGTATTCCCCCGCTAATTACTCCAAGCCTGAACATAGCATTGATATGTGGCAGGCTTTCAAATACTCGTGGTTGTATGACAGCATGAGTACCGCTCTGTACAATAGAGCAACTAAACCTAATCGTCTTGATCAGGCATACGTAGACAGTGGTGCTAACAACAAGTTCATGGAAGAGATGAAGACTACCTACGGTAGCAAGCTCAACGAAGCCATGCTTGATGAGATCAAGAACACTAGATCCAAGGAAGACGAGGACCATACTAGAGCTACTATTCAACATAAGCTCTTGTCTGAAAAGGCATGGAAGGATCATCCTGTCATAGCCTTGGGTGCGCAGTTCGTAGCTCCTGAAAACATTCCTATATTTTTTGTAAATACGGGAGCTCTTGCTACAAAGCTCGGCGGTAATGCTATTAAGTTCGCTAAATGGGTTGAGAAGGGCATGACTCCTGCGGCTAGGAATGCTCTGTACTGGGGTGGTGCAGGTGCCGCTCAGGCTATCCCCGGAGTTGCTTGGAACTATGATAATCCGAATGCAATCCTCCTCTCCGCTAGCATCGGCGGTCTCCTTGGTGTTGGTATGTCTGCAGGCATGTCCGCTAATAAGGTCTTTGCAGATGCCCCTAGACGCGCATACAAGGCTTCTACGGGGTCCACGACCCCTCTCAAGGGGGTACCTACTAGAAAGGCTTACGGAGGCTCTCTATCGCTCTCTGATGACCTCAGAGTGGCATCTGATGGGGATAGGCTCGATGAACAACTCCTTGGTGCTGCGCAGTTCGGACATGCAGCAGACAGTGGTTCTGCGGCGGCTATGCAGGATGCCCTGCAGGCTGAGCTGAGCATTAAGCTCAAGAAGTTTGAAGACCTTTGTATTGAGAAGGGTCTTGCTAATGATGGCTTCTTTGAGCATCTTAAGCAGGCTCTCGGCTTTGAGTCTGCCAATACTAGAATTCCTCTTAGAGATAGAGAGCAGGCACAGGCTGAAGCTATTGCGTTCCTAGGCAATACCTATCACTATAATAGGGCTGTAGCTGAACGTAAGATGCACATTGAAGCTCTCACTGAGAAGATCAGTAATCTCAAGCAGGAGTTGAAGATCAATGAGACCACCGTAACTGATGGTAGTCCTGTATCCCTTCGTGATGAATACAATCGTTTGCTTGATGCAAAGTACAAAGCCGAGATGGATGCCTATAACAAGGCTGTAGCCGATGCTAAGAACACTGGTGCAGATACCAGTAAGCTCGCTAAGCCTGAGCCTCCAGAGAGATACTCTCTCACGCTTGGTGCTGTCAAAGTCATGGAGAAGCCTAACATTGACTCCCTTAGCCCTACCGCTAGGAAATGGGTAGAGGCTTACAGAGAATCTGGGCTTGCTACTGAGTTGGGTAATACGGTTAATCGTCTCGGTAAGGATATCAGAGAAGTTGCCGTTGACGAAAACTACTTCCATACTAGGTTCTCTCTTGATAGAATTGATGAAGTAGCCAACAATCTCCGAGAAGAAGAGTACCGTAGAGCTATTACTATGGCGGAAGCTCTTGAGCAGAGTAGCCCCAAGAGATTGAAGTACATTCAGAATCAGGAAGCTAAGCTCAAAAACAAGATCACAAGGCTTGAACAGATTAGAGCTAATGTAGGTAATAATCATCCTGTTGTTGAGACGATGGAAGCTGAAATTGAACAGCTCCGAAAGGACATCGAAGTCCTTGTAGCTGAATTCCAGAGACGAGATGAGTTCGTTACTAATGTTCGAACCAAGTGGGCAGATTCGTCTAACGGTCATTGGATGCAGAGGGGTTATAGACGTGTCTTCACTATGCTCGGTGAGCAGATGGCTGCTGACATCAAAGCTCTTACTAAGGAAGAAGTAGACGCTACTAAGATCGGTGCATTCCTGATGTCCAAGTATATCACTAAGATTGGTCATGACGATCTCAAGCAAGCTATTAGATCTACAGGTATTGAGAACGAACAGAGACTCGCTGAACTCATCCTTGAGGTCGGTGGGGATTTGGACATTCCAAGAGAGGCGCTTGAGGCTTTGAATCTCAAGGCTCTTGTTGCTCAAGCTACGGAACTTCAGACTGTCAGCAATGCCAAGATCATTGGTGAGGCTAGTGCGTTCAAACAGCGTTACATGTGGGATTATAGTACGCCCAGTAAGAGTACGGGCATTCCTCTAAAAGCTCTTCTCGGCGGTGACTTCATGAACACCGTGAATAGAAACATTCAGGAAGAAACTGGACGTATTGCTCTTAGTCATGTTCATATGAAGGACAATACTGGTGAGACGTTCTACCTCAACAATGGTTTGAATATCAGTAGAGCACAGGACATCATCAGAGACAGACTCAAGAATCAGGGTTATTCTGATCGCGCAGCAGAAGAAGTTGCTACTCAGACCTTCGATGCTTTGTTGGGTAGAGCTACTGGTGAAACCCTCGGTCCTGTCATGCAGGTACTTACGCAGGTGGCTATGGCTTCACAGCTCAAGAACTCTGGTATTTATCAGGCAGTGGAGGCTATTGCCAATACTGCTCATGAGTACGGCGTACGCATGTGTGTAAAGCATATGATTCCCGCTTTGAAGATGGGTCTTGGTACGTCTAAGGTTACCAAACTGGATGGTAAGAAACTTGCCAATATCCTTGCTAAGATGGGTGCCATGGACTCTCGTATTCGTCCTGACGTTGCTGTGTTGCCCGACGACATGTCGGATGTCACTAAGAGTGCTGTTGGTAGAGGTATCATGAACTGTGCGCAGTATCAACGATGGGTTAACCTGCAGGCTCCTATTCAACAGTGGCAGACTAATATGTGTGCAGGTATTGTTGACGAGCTTTTGGAAGATGCTCTTAAAGCTAAGGATATCTCTAAACTTGGTGAACTAGCTGAGAGCTACTCCAAAGAGGAGTGGAAAGTCATGCTCAGTCAGTACGAAAAGCATGGTATGAACGTCAATGATTGGGACTATGAGATTGCGCATACGGTTCTTAAGAACAGCTTCTCCGCTATCAGCATGGTAGCTCTTAGGGCAAGACGAGGCGATAGGCCTCGCTTCTTGAATACTGCTTGGGGTAAGGTATGCTTTGCATACCAGTCCTTTGCATGGAAGGCAAACAACGCGCTTACTCGTAGATACGCCAATACTAGAGGTATCGGTAGTGCCGCAGGACTTGTCGTTAGACAGCTTCCGTTGTCTGTCCTAGCCGCTATCAGTATTCAGGCTATGGACGGTAAGGATCCCTTCAAGGATCCTGCTGCTCTTGTTGGTAAGGCAGTGAATGCTACGTCTGGGCTTGGCCTTATGACATATGTTGGTTCCTTCGCTAGTCAGGACATTGGTGGTACGGCTCCTGCATTGGGCTTCTTGAACACTACTAAGAGAGACCTCATCAACACCGCTACTGGTGATCCTATTGGGTTGGCACAGCACTTCCCGCTAATCAGTGCGTTCTTACCGTTTAGAATTGGTATTGGCGCTATTAAAGGTATTTCAGAATAATCATGGGTACTATATCCTCTGAATCTCCGAAGGTGCAGTACTCTGTTCAGAGAGAGCAATCTGACGGTTCCTTGAACCGAATCTCTGTCAGAGTACCGTACTTCAGTAAAGACGACATTCATGTGTACGTGGATGACGTTGAGATCAATTCTTCTGCTACTGAGCAGAGTACGTACACTTGGCGATGGGACGGTGATTACATCGCCATTACTCCGAACGTTGCTTCTGGTTCTGAAGTCCTCGTTCGTAGAATCACACCGATTAACGAAGCCATCCATATCTTTGATGGTCGATCTGAGTTCGATGATCAGAGCATGGATGAGAACTTCCAACAGCTCATCTACATTGCTCAGGAATACTCTGAGGGCTCTGGTATTAAGGACGTGTTCTCCGACATTAACATGCACGGGTACAAGATCCGTAATGTTGGTTGGGCTACTGATGATGATGACGTTGTTACGTATGGACAGTACAAGGAGGATGCTGAAGGTGCTAAGGTAGCACTGCAGAAAGCAGAGGCTGCCGCTACTATGGCAGAACAGCATGAGCAGAATACTCAGGCTATTGCCAATAAGGCACAGACTGACATTACTACGTCTAAAGAAACGGCTATTACGGAGATTACTAACCGTATTGCTCCTGAAGTAGACAAAGCTAGGGTTCATGCTGTGACTGCCCAGTCTGCTGCTGGTACTGCTGTCAGTGCAGGTAATAGGTCTGAGACTGTACTTCAACATGTGCAGATGCTTGAGGATGAGGCTGAACTTCATGCAGGTACTGCTGAAGCGGTTAAAGACGAGACTATCCGCATCAAGGATCTCGCTAAGGACTGGGCTACCAAGACTGGTGCTACCGTTGATGATTCTGAGTATTCTGCTAAGCACTACGCTAATGAAGCGAAGAAGAGCGCTGATAAGACGGACTCTGACCTCAGTGCGATTAACGATGCTAAGGCTAATGCTCTTAGTGCCATTGATACTTCAAAGACTTCTGCTGTAAAGGCAGTAACTGATGAAGGTAGTGCCCAGTCTGCGCTCATTGATTCCGAGGGTGATGCTCAGGTTCAAAGAGTTATTGATGAGGGTACTACTCAGGTAGGTATTGTTGATACAAAGGGCACTCAGGAAGTTCAAAAGGTTACTGCTGAGGGTACTAAGCAGGTCCGAGCTGTGCAAGCTGAAGGTACTGCCAGTGCAAAGAAGGTTACTGATGAAGGCACTAGGCAGGTAGGTATCGTTAGCGCTCAGGGTACCACTAGCGCTAATGCTGTTAAGGCACAGCAGACTACCAGTATCAACGCAGTTGTTGCTGAGGGCGATAAGCAGATTGGTCGTGTTACTACTCAGGGTACTACTACCGTTGGTCTTGTGACTGCTGAAGGTACTAAGCAGGTTACCAGAGTTACTGACACAGGTAGTGCTCAGGTTACTAATGTACAGACCGAAGGCACTAAACAGGTTGATCTTGCTAAAGCTGAAGTTACTAAAGCTACCGCTCAGACTGCAGAGGCTACTCGTCAAGCTGAGAGAGCTAAGCAATACGCAGATCATCTGGTTACTGGTCAGGTACAAGCTGACTGGAACGAAACTGATCCCACTTCAAAGGCATGGATCTTGAACAAGCCTACGCTTGGTGCCCTTGCATCTAAGGACAGCATTGCGTATAGTGAGATTACTGGTACTCCTCCTGAGCAAGATCTTAGTGGTCTTGCTACTAAGAACGAGCTTCAGACGGGTCTTGCAGGTAAGGCTAATGCCTCGCATACGCATACCAGTGCTAGTATCACTGACCTGAGCACTACTTTGGCTCCGTATGCTACGACTGCCGTGATGAACACTGAGCTTGCTAAGAAGGCTCCTGTGTCTCATACTCATACGACTGCTCAGGTTACTGGTCTTGATACTGCGTTGGCAGGTAAGGCCCCTATGAGTCATACGCATACTATTGCTAACGTTACGGGTCTTCAGGTAGACCTTACGGCTATCCGTGAGAGCATCACTAATGTGTCTTCTAAGGTTGACGGTATTGGTGACACTCTGTCTCCTACGTATGCTAAGAAACAAGGTATCCTTGATGCCTGTGATAAGGCTCTGAATGGTGCTAATCCTGTCCACGCAGGGGATCCAACGCTTGATGATATTAAGTCATCCTTAGCTACCATTCAGGCCCAATTGCGTCAGTTGGAAAGCAGAAGGTATGTTAAGACGACTGGTAATAGTTCTGATGGTAGCTCTTGGTATCGTAAGTGGTCTGATGGATGGATTGAACAGGGTGGTGTTACACCATCTACCTGCGGAACGGCTGGTAGAACCATTGAATTCTGTATCCCTTTTACTTCAAATGAGTACGTTGCCGTGGTTCAAAGCTACACTGGCGGGTCACCGAATATGCAATATAACGCTTGCCATATTATAGAAAAGAGCCCCTCTAGTCTCTCAACTAAAGTCGGTTGTGTCGAAGATGTTGCTTGCTTGTGGTATACCTGTGGTTACTAAAGGATAAACAATGGAAGATCAAGAATTTATCAATCAATTAGCTGAGAAACTCAGTAAACTCGGTACTGTAAGGCCCTTAGGTTTCCACTATCTTCACCCCTACAAAACAGCGCCTGCTGACTCTATTATTTGTAATGGGGCTACGTATTCTAGAGCTTTGTACAAAGACTTCTTTGATTACATTACAACTCAAAGGTGGGTGAGGACTGAAGCTGAATGGCAAAGGATTGCTGCGAGTGAAAATGGGTTCTGCCCGTTCTATAGTGATGGTGATGGTAGTACAAACTTTAGGACTCCTAAGTTTGCTCCTCAGCAGCAGCAGATTGTTATGAGGGCGCCAGAGCACCTACCAGGTGACTCAATCATTATTCCGCCCGAATCTCACGAATGGCTAATGTGTGTAGTAGTCTACGGTGTAGCTACTAATGTAGGCTCTGCGGACATTCAGAACGTTATGTCTGCTGTGAATGCTGTGCAGGCTAATATTACAAAGGTTGAAGATAAGCTTGTAAAGTTTGCCGCTCCTGATTATAGCTCAGGGATTACGATAGCTGCCAATACCACTGTAACTGCGCAGGAGAATGGGTATATCAGGTATTATATCCGGCTAGGAGGTACGGGAGGTAAAACAAGATACATCACGATTAACACAACAAAGCTTACAGTGTACGCTGACAATTACTCAGCTGATAGGGGCATACTTCCTGTAATTAAAGGGGATACTATTACACACGATGGCGTTGATGAAGTTGTATTCTTTCCTGCGAGGTACGCATCATGACAAAGATTTGAACACTTTCTATAAGGGTGCTTATACAATTGCAGACATCCAACTGTGTAAAGCGTTAGGGGCACACATTGTACTAGAAGGTGATGGCTTTCGTATTGTAAAAGATTCAGAGCCTACTACTGAAGAACTCTATGAAGAACTCGCTACTAAAGTACGCGCTGAACGCAACATGAAGATCACTGAGACTGATTACTACATGATGCCTGACTATCCTGCTGATCCTGAGACTCTTGAGGTAGTTAAGAACTACAGAAAGGCTCTTAGAGACATCACGCTTCAGAGTGGTTTTCCTAGAGACGTTGAGTGGCCTGTGGTGCCCAAAGTGTTCTGTGAGGACACTGAAGGTACTCCGAGCATCGGACTGGCTAAAGTGGGGATCCCATAAGGTTCTTGCTTAGATTACCTATAGTGCCACGAGAGGTGCACTCTAAATTACCTCTCAGAATGCTAGGCTTTTCAGTAGCTATAGTCTTAGAGCATTCCAGTTTAACCTAAGCTACTAAACCATTAACACTAGCTTTATGCTAGAAAAGAATATTATTATGGCTGAATTTGCTTCCAAGGGCGTTGCAGGTGAGTATCGTCGATGAGAACAACAAGGTAGACATCGAAATTGCTAAGGGATTCATCAATAGTGCATTCGATAAGAGTGGTGCTGTGGAATACCTTGGATTCAAGTTCGATAAATCCGATGGTGAAGCACTAATTAATATTATGAAGAAATACAAAGATGATTAACGCTAAATGGGAAGATAATGTTTTTATGATGGCTAAGCATAAACTTCTTGAAGTTATTGAAAAACTTAATAAAGAAGCATATATTAGCGCAGAGGATGTTATTGAATACAAGAATGCAATTAAAGCACTGTATTATCTCCTGAGTATTGAAAAGAGTAAGTAACTCTAGTGTTTCAGTAGTCCTAGAAGGACTGCACTGTAGTCTTTTCCAAGATCAGTGCCCGTACAGTAACTATCATAGGGTTACTGAATCTATTAAGATATTAAACAAATGAATATTCAAGTTTATTGGGATGGTAATTCTGGAGTTATTGAATACAATAGCGATAGACTTAATCTGACTTCTAAGCCTAATATTAGTTCCGTTAATTTCGATGTTCTTAATTTCAGTGAGGACGACAATATTGGAATTAAGGTTTATCAGAATAAGACGATGGAATTAACCCCCGAAGAAATTACTAAGATTAAAGCGTTTGCTAAAACTAATGCCAAGCCTGTGAATACCATTGATTCTGCAATTGGACAGCACAACGTTGCCCCTGATGCTCATCACGATATCCGCGTGAAGATCGAAGAGCTGTCTGCTGCGATTGCTCAGTTGAGTGCTTTGTACAGTCAGGCTATGGCTATGTCCGCAATGGAGGAGCCTAATGAGTGCGAAGACCAGTACGCTTGAGAAACTTCATGAGATGCTTGCTGAGCTGTTTATCGAGGATATCAAGCTCTGTAGAGAGGAAGGTATTCCTATGGCTGCTTCCGACAAGGGTGTGATTGTTTCGTTTCTAAAGAACAACAACATCACTGCTGATCCTGATCTCGAAGATATGCAGAGACTCGATGAAGAGTTCAAGAGGCAGGCAGAGATTGAGAGAGCCGCTAGAGCCAAGAGTATGCTTGAACAGAAGGGAGATGATCGCTTTGACGATCTGCTGAATTGATGGAAGAGCTGACCCTACAACGAATCAAGCTACTGAAAGAACGTGTTAATCGTTATAATAATGATCCTACGAAGATTCCGCAAGATGAGAGACGAGAACTCTCACTGATGTTCGCTGTAGCTTTCAAGGACTTCAAGGACTTCTGTGAGATCGGTATGCGATTCCTTGGCTTCGGTATTACCGAGATGCAGATGAGCATCGCAGAGTACGTACAGAATGGTCCTAAGAAGCGAATGGTGCAGGCACAGCGTGGTTAGTCTAAGGCTGAGCCACGTAATTTTGTGAAAACGGGGGAACTCTCACTGAGACAATCCCGTGCTTAGATAGACAAGTTTTAACCTATATGGAGAAACATATGTACAAGAAAGTTTTGATTGATGTTGGTGCTAGATCTGGTGTTAAATACTGGATTGATACAACTGGACAAATGATTAACTCCGAGACTAATAGAGTCGTAGGAGGAAGAATTAAAGGCGGTTATCGCCTTGTGTGTGTTAACAGTGTGTGGAAACCTCTGCATAGATATGTAGCAGAAGCCTTCTGTCATAAGCCTGAAGGTGCTACTGAGGTCAATCACATTGATGGTAACAAGCTGAATAACTCGGCGGACAACCTCGAATGGGTTACGCACAAGCAAAACATGGAACACGCCGTTAAACACGGCCTTTGGAAAACGCGCTTTAACGAAGAGGCTTATCGTGCGGAACTTACCAATGAAGAAGTCCATGCCGTCTGTAAATGGATCGCTAGTGGTAAAGGCTTTAGAAAAACCGAACTACCTTGCACTAGACACCAGTTCTATAACATCAAATATAAACGCAGTTGGAGCAACATCTCCGACTTGTACTTCTAAGTGTAACGACTATCCTATATGGAGTAGGGACAAGTGTCCCGAAGCGCAAAACTCTGCAATGCAGAGAAGATATAGTCTGATCTTGTAGGCGACTACAAGCTGTCGAAAGACGAGGGAGGATTAACGACCCTCCCTGAACACAATGGAAGCAAAAACGACCATTACAGCGCTGTACGCTGTGTGGAGATTGATTCAAGATCCTACTTGTCGTATCTTGATCGTCTCTGCAGGCGAAGATCAGTCCAATGACATCGCAGTGCTTATCATTCGATTGATCGAGCAGTGGTCTCTGATGTGTTGGCTTAGAGCAGATACCTCCAGAGGTGATAGATCCTCGTATGAGCATTATGACGTGAACAGGGATCTCAGACGAGTTGAGAAGTCTGCCAGTGTGTCGAGTGTCGGTATTAAAGCTAACCTCCCCGGTCGAAGAGCTGACCTCATCATTGCTGACGACGTGGAGTCCATTACGAACTCTACGACTCAGGTTATGCGTGATGACCTCTTGAACAGAACGAAGGAATTCACTGCTATCTGTACGCATGGACATATCCTGTACCTTGGTACCCCTCAGACTAGAGAGAGTGTGTACAAGACTCTACTCAGTCGAGGCTTTGATATCCGTATATGGCCGGGTAGATATCCTGAACCTGATAGGCTGGACAGGTACCTTCCAGGCACTCTAGCTCCAGAGATCGAAGAAGCTATCAGGAAGGATCCCTCGCTTCAGAGTGGCGGTGGTCTAGACGGTACCAGAGGAAAGCCTACTGATACGGGCAGATACACGGAAGAGGATCTTCAGGATAAAGAGCTTGACTACGGTCCTGAAGGCTTTGACCTGCAGTACATGCTAGATACTACGCTCTCTGATGAAGCTAGAACGAAGATCAAGCTCAGTGACCTTATGATCGCCAATACTGGGTACATGGAAGCCCCTGAGACGTTCATGTACAGCGCAGAGCCTAGACTCCTCATCAAGGATCCTGAGATTGCCACACCTCCGATGCACGGCAATCGAATGTACTACACGGCAAGAGCATCGGAGAACTTTATCAAGTACGATCATAAGGTTATGGTCGTAGACCCTGCAGGTAATGGCGGTGATGAATTGGCTTACTGCTGTGGAGGTGCATGTAATTCCTACGTGCATATCTTTAGCGTAGGTGGGTTCATTGGCGGTACTACCGAAAAGAACATCAACGATATTATTGATCTGTGCTTGGAATTCGACATCAAAGCGATTAAAGTTGAATCCAACATGGGACATGGCACCGTTGAATCACTGTTCATCGCTGAACTTCAGAAGCGAAAGATCAACGACATTGGTGTGGAGGGGTTCTATAACACAATCCAGAAGGAGAAGCGTATCATTGATACCGTGTCTCCTGTAACTCGTAGACACAAGATGGTGTTCCATGAGAGAGCCATCAGAGACGATTGGAAGTGCTGTATCAGGTACACCCCTGAGAAGAGAACCATCGTGAGTTGTCTGTACCAGATGGCTAACATCACGTATGATAGACAGTCATTGGCTAAGGATGACCGTGTAGATGCTCTGGCAGGTGTTGTACAACACCTCAGTGATTGTATCGCAAAGGATGACGATAAAGCGAATGAACTTAGAGAACAAGAACAAGCAATGGAGTTCTACAGAAATCCTATGGGATACAAGAACTACGGAGGTAAGAAATACAACGAATGGAACAACTTGCACAAGTACAGCAGGGTAACTCGGAAGCATCGTTGGTAGTGAAGGTCGCTATCCTTGAGGAGCGACTTAAGCAGACCAATCAGGATATCTATGATTTGAATAACAAAGTGGATAGTACAGTTACTGAGATCAAAGCAATGGTCGAGAAGATCCAGAACAGACCGAACTCTGTACAGGAGTTCATCTCTGAGAACTGGAAGAGCATCCTTCTCGTGATCCTAGCAATCATGGGGGCTAATGCTACGGTTGTAGAGAGCATTAGCCGAGTGATGCTCGGTGGATAAACAGGATACCCCGTAGAACGCGAATACAGCCCTTCTACGGGGCTTTTAGAGGGTGGGTAATGAAGTCTATCATCCAAAGGGTGTCGATCGCTCTAACAGCCTGTATGGCTGTTTTAGCGGGGTATTGGTATATTCAGACCCTGAACACTAAGATCGAGAACCTAGAAAGAAGCCTCCAGAACGCTGTAGAGGCGCTTGCAGACGTTCAAGGAGCGGTGAGCGCACAGAACGCTGCACTGAAGAACTGGAGAGCCTCTCAGGAGCGTCTAGAGGCATCTCAGAAGGAGACTAGAAACAGGATTGAGTATGTTCTCAAAACTACGAAGGGTAATGCTAGGGTTGTCGATAGCGCTGTTATTGACGAGCTGTGCAACGGTGCAGGAAGAAAATACTGCGCAGAGAGTGCATACGCCAGTAAGAACAGTGGTACCAACAACGCTAACAATGCAGTGCAAAGAACCAAGTCTTAAAGGTAGTACGATAAGCGACCTCGTGAGACATATCGTAGAACTACGAGAGAGCGTAGATGAATGTAATAATCGTATGTCTACGATAGATAAGAGTCTAGATGAGTACGATAGGAGATATAACAGGGATACTGAGATTAGCGGGGATGCGAATACTAAGTAACACCTAAATTTGGTATACTAACGCGAGAGGGTATCTCCCATTTCACCAAGCGATTATCCCCCATATACCCCTAGTGCACTATTACCATCATCATGTTGAATATCATGTAGTTCACCTAGAGTACACCCTAGTACATCATCAGTACACTTAGTTGTTCATAGTAGTACACCTAGAGTATACTGTGTGGTATATACTAGGTATGCCTAGAGAGTAGAGTGTACTAGTGGGGATATATCTCTTTTTTTCTGTATATATATCTCTTTTTTTTTATATATCTCTTTTATCTATATATATATCTCTTTTTTTATATATATATCTCTTTTTTATATATAGATATATATATATATCTTTTTTATATATATA